AAAAGTCATCGCACCAGTTAAAGTTGTATCTAAATTAAAAGTAGTTCCTGCTAATGATATATTTGTCCCCCCTGTATAAGTAGTATTAGTATCACTAGAATTAATAGTTATTGTTTCAGTTCCACTTATAGATACATTAGTTCCTGCTAATATATTTCTATTACTCAAAATATAAACACTTGTTATATTTGTATCAGATATTTTAGGGAGATAAGCATTATAATCGTGTGTAGTTGTTTCAGGACAATGTAAATCTATATTATTTTGTCCATTATCACTTGCCTCAAAAAAAGATACATGCCCACTATTAGAACTCGTTGTTGATTTTACTTGAACTGAATTATTAAATATACCTGTATTTCCAAATGTAAAATTATTAGCATTAAAAGTTATTCTATCTCCAGCGTCTGTCCCTCGTGTTATTGCTCTTCCAGTTGCTAAATTAATATCAGCAGAAGCACCCATACTTAATGTGTTATTAATTACATTACTTGAATAATTATTAGTTAATGTTCCATTACTAAATTGTAAATAATCACTTGAATTATTAGTGCTAATTATTTTTTTATCTGATTGTAAATATAAATCTTGTAGTTCAGTATTACCAACTACTATTAATTTTCTTGAATTAGTATTACTTGTAGTCCCTAATAAAAGATTATCAGTTGTATTATTAGGTCTTAAACTAGGACTAGAATAAGTCCAAAAATTTGTGCTATCAGCATATTCAATAGCATCTCCAGCAGAATTCACTTTTAAAAATTTATTAGCAGTAAATCCGCTTAACCCCTTAATACTAATAGAATTACCAGTTAACAATAAAGGTGATACTACTTCTGATTGTTCTAATTCACTTTTCATATTTGCGCCTGTAATTTTTCTAATATTTCCACTACTATCCTCTAATAAAAATAAATCAGTATTAGCAATAGTAGTATTAGCAGATTGTTTTGAAATATCTACATTAACAGTAGATATAGATGTTCCACTTGAAGATACTGATATAGCATCTCCTGCTTGTATAGTATTAACAAATACAGAACTTAGTCCATTTAAACTTCTCACTGACATAATATATTAATATAAAATATATTTTATTTATAATTAAAATCTAAATATAAATTATAATGCCAAAAAGAAAAGTACAAAAAAATACCGAAGAAATTACCGAAGTCACCGAAACTTCTACCGAAAACACCATAAACCCAAATATGAAAGAAGAAGAGACTGTAAATGAAGAAATGCAAAAACCAAAAGTAAAAAAAGAAAGGTCTGAAAAACAAAAAGCAGCATTCTTAAAAGCACAAGAAGCAATTAAGGCAAAAAGAGCAAAAGCAAAAGAAAATAAAGAAAAAGGATTAACAACAATTAAAGAAGAAAAAATAGAAGATAAATTAGAAGAAATTAAACAACAAAAAGAAGAAATATTAGAAGAAGAACCTGAAGTTGAATATGTTAAAAAACCAACAAAAAGAAAAGCAAAAAAAAAGAAAATTGTAATAGAACAAGATAGTAGCAGTAGTGATGAAGAAATTGTAATATCCAGAAGAAGAGGTGTTAGAAAAAAAAAAATAGAATTATCACCTCCTGTTGATATACCAACACCTCCTCCACTAGTTGTAGAACAAGAACCAACAGAAGATTTAAAACCTCCTGAAGTTCAATATACTCATAAGCAAATGCTACAAGCATTCGGTTTGTAATTCTTTATTAATTAATTTTCTAATATTAACTAAATAATTATTATATTTTATATTAGTATTATAATATATAGGTGGTCTACCACTAACTATTTTTATTTCTTTACCTTCATTAAATTTAAAACATTTATCACTAATTTTTTTTACACAATTAATTTTATCCATTTTATTATATTCATAATATAATTTTATATTGTTTATAGATATAAAAATATAAAAAAAATATATAATATAAATATATTATGGATGAACTTTTAGAAGAAAAAGAAATTAAAAATCATGTTACTCCAGCAGTATTTAAATATAAATGTGATGATAAAATGGAGGGGATACCTTATCCTTTACCTGATACAATCTTCAGAATGGGACTGATAGGACGATCTGGAAGCGGTAAAAGTAATCTTGTTCAGGCATTAACACAAGCAGGAGGCAAAAAAAGAATATACAATAAAAGATTTAGTAATGTTTTTATTGTATCTCCAAGTGGAGCAAGTATGGATAGTCCACCAAAATTACCCAAAGATAGATTTTATAATTCTGTAAAAGATTTACCAACTATATTTGATAGATTACAAAATGAAGAAGATATGGAGGGGAGAACTTTAATTATATTAGATGATTTAGGGTCTGAAATAAAATCTGGATCGAGTGATGAAGCAATAATATTAAAAAAATTATTCAACAACGGACGCCATATCGGAAGACCTTTACTGGATGAATTAACAGGTGAACAGCAAGAGAGCGGTGCGATAAGCATAATGATTACAGCACAGAAAATGTCACAATTACCAAGATGGATAAGGCATCAACTCACGCATTTAGCAGTGTTCGATTGTCGTAATACAAAATCAGAATTATTAACTTTATATGACGAGTTTTTTTCTACAGACAAACCTGTATTTAATGAAATAATAGATAGAGTATTCAGTGTGCCCTATAACTTCGTCTTTGTGGATTGTAAAAAATCAAAGTTATATAATGGATTCAAATCTGAATTTAATGTTAAATCTAAAAACTTTTTATAATGAATTAATATAATTTATATGTTTTTGTGATTTTTTATGTCTTGCATAATGTCCATAATTAACTATTTGACCACATTCACAAGTAATTTTTGATTGACTTCTTTGTTTTAGTTTTTCTTTATTTTCTTCTCTAAATTGTTTTTCTTTTTGTAATATTTGTTCTCTATTGTCTATTCTATATTGTTTAGTTCTTTTATTATGTTCTATTTTATTTTTCAAATAATGTTCTTTTTTATATAATTTTGCTTTTTCTTTATTCTCTTCTCTATATTTTTTAATTTTTTCTAAATTATCTCTATAATATTCTTTACTTGTTCTTGTAGGGATACATTTATTTATACATACATTATTTTCTATATATTCTCTTTCTTTTATTTCTAATTCTTTTTTACTATTACAAGGATACTTTTCTAATAATTCTATTTTATAATCACCATTTAGTAAAATAAAATGTGAGTTTGTTGTGCTATTAATTTTATTTTCATTATATAATCTAAATGATGTCTTATGGGCATGTAATCTTTTTTTTAATGTCTGTATAGTAGAACCAATATAAATATCACCATTAGTATTATCAACAATTTTATATATTTTACCATTTTCATATTTATTTTCACACTCCATTTATATTTTACAAAAATAAAATCAATTTTAAAAAGTTTTTTTATAATAATAATATATATGACTATTAAGTTGAATGAGTTTGATAAAAAATTATTATCACAAATTACTCCATCATCAAAGTGGGATAAATTAAAAAGTATTTATGCTGTTAATAGTATAGTGAAACAATTAAAAATAGGAAATAAAAAAATAGGGACAAAATGTGCTAAACACTTACAAAAATTATCCAAACAAGATACAACTAATATAAATGAAATAAGAGAAGGTTGTATTGATTTAAGAATAAAAAAAAAACAAACATTACCATTAACAAAAGATAAAACTAAAAGACCAGTGGAAAGTGTCCATAAAATTAATAAAGCAACTGATAAAGAACCAACTGGAAAAACTGAAGGTGGTGGAGATAAAAATAAGTTCAGGGATGCTACCAGAAAAACTGGAAAAGGTGGAGGTGGAGCAGCACAACCACAAGCAGATTTAATAGGAGGTTTATTTAATGCTTTTAAAGCACAACAAGCAAAACAAGCAAGAGATACTCAATATAATGAATTAGATGCACAGAGAAGACAAAGCATAGTGAACCAGCAAATACCACAAGGAGCAGCAGGTGATGCTTTAAGACAAAGAATGCAAGGTGCAGCAGCACAACAATATTTAGATGCTTTAAAAGAAGGTAGTAATATTACTGGATTATCACAAGGTGAAAGGTTATTATATCAAGAATTAGCAAATCAGCGTTTAAATCAACAACAAGCAAACCAATATAGTATAAGTGGACAAACTATGAGTAGTGAAGGTGGAAATTTATTTAGAGAATTAGAAAATAAAATATACGCAGCAAGAGAACAAGATTTAACTAATGTTTCAATACCATCAACACCAAGAACAGCAAGTATGTTTAATCCAACACAAGAAGAAAAAAATAAATTAGCAATGGATTTATTAGAATCAAGAGAAAAAAATTTATCATCAGTTCAAGCAAGTGTAAAAAGGAAACAAGAAATGCTAAAAGAAAAAGTAGCAGAAGCAGATATATACGCAGAACAACAAAGGCAAAGTATGATACAAAATAAAATAGGAATACAAACAGAAAATTATATTAATAGAGAAAGAGAAGAAATAAAAAGTAATGTATTAAACAAGAACATGAACCATAAAGAAGCACAAAAAAAATTACAACAATTAAATACTTTTTATTTAAAACAATTAGAATATGAACAACAACAAAGAGTAAATAAAAATATTTTTGATGATATAGAAGAAATAGAAAGAAATAGACAATTTAGATTAAGAAATAGAAAAGTAGGAGTTGATAGTGTATTATCAAGATTAAGAAATAATGAAAGTCAAGAACAACAAGATAGATTAGTTAATGATCTTATAATCAATCAAAATGAAAAAAAAATGAAAGATATACAATCTGAATTATTAGGTTCTGTTAGTAATAGAGTAGAAGCAAATGAAAGACAACAATTACAAACTACACAAAATTTAAAAAATGAAATAATGGGTAATATTCAACAAAGAGGTAAAAAAATGCAAAATGTAGACGAAAAATTTGTTTTAGAAAAACAAGAATTACAAAAAGTATTAAACACAATAGAACAACAACAAGAACAAGAAAGAGCAGATAGAGCAATGAGAGAATTTGTTAGTAGACAAAATTTAAGTGAATTTAATCAACAAGCACAACCATTAGGTTTAACAAGAACTTCAAGTTTAAGTTTATTAGAAAGAATGGAAGCAGATAGTTTAAGACAAGCAAGAGAAAATCAAGATTTACAAAGAACATTATCCGCAGGCGACAATCCCTCTCAAGATTTAGATGTAGAAATAGCAAAGAGAAAAATAAGAGAACAACAAGAAAGTGAAGCAATATTTAATAGAAAACAACAAGAATTAGCACAACAAATTCAAAATTTAAAAACAGAACCACCACTTATGGCATTCGGTGAAGAAGATAATACAACTGCTAAACCAATAGAAAAAAAAGTAAGTCCAAGAGATGATGAAAGTCCACCAAGCGAATTACCCAGTGAAGAAATGTTAGAATTTATGTATAGAACTAATTATTCTCCATTAGAAGTTGAAGAAATGGAACGTGAAAAACAATTTAGAGAACAAAAAAAAAGAGAGCAAGATGAAGAAGATTATGAATATTTTGAAGAACACTATACACAAGGAACTGACGAAGCAGGTGACGCAATAAATGATTTAAAAAATAATTTAAATCAATATAAAAATACTGGAAACATTAAATCAAATTTTTTAGAAGAAGATGATGAAGAATTTATAAAAACTAAAAATGAATTAAAAAAATTAAAACCACAAGAATTAGATAAATTAATTCAACTAACAGATAAATTAGATAATGATTTAGGATATGAAACTAGTGGTTCTTATAAAGATTATGGTAAAAAACAATATGCAAATGCTGTTAAATCTAAAAATGAACTTTATGATTTTGCTAAAAGTATAAATATAAATGTTGATACATTAGCATTTGAAAGAGGTGAAACAATAGACGAAAATTTACCAGTTTTTAGTGATAGTGATTAAAAAAATATTTGTATATAATATATGAAAAAAAAATTATTAGAAATCAAACCCCTTATAAATGAGGAAGAAAATAAAATTGAAAAGAAACGCAAGAAGAAGTTAAAAGAGCAAGACCTATCAAAATTAAAAGATAAAAATATGTTATTAGCAATATTCGGTAAACAATATATAGAATATTTAAATCGTAATAAATAATATATATTATGTTGTATAGTGTGTTAAAATATTTTGTTGAAGATTGTAGAAATAAAATAAGAAATTATTATTATGAATTTTATTTTAATTATTTGTACTATTATAAAATTGTATAAAATTAAAAAAGGGATTGAAAATCCCATCACATTTTGAAAAAATGTTAGTTTTTTTTTGTTTTTAAAAATAATGTAATATTTATGATAGATAATTCAATTAGTTCGGAGAACTCTAGATTTAATTTAAAAACTATGGATACAAAATTTAAAGATGATGATTATGAAACACCAGTAGAAGTATTAGAATTATTAATACCTTATATTGAAAATTATAATATTATATATGACCCTTTTTATTGTAAAGGAAATGTAATTAAAAACTGGGAAAAATTAAATAAAAAATGTTTAAATGAAAAGTTAGATGCTTTTAATAGAACACATCCAGAGGATTATGATATAATTATTAGTAATATACCTTTTAGTTTAAAAAAAGAAACTATGGAATTATTTTTTAAATTAGAAAAACCTTTTATAATATTAATGCCTATTGATAGTTTAGGTTCAAAATGGATAAAAAAATACTTTGATAAATTACAATTTATTATACCACAAAAAAGATTACACTTTGAGAAGGATAATGTAAAAGGTAAAAGTGCGTGGTTTGATACTTGTTTTTATTGTTATAATTTAAATTTAAAAAAAGATATTATTAAATTATAATATATATATATGTCTGAACGGACAAGAGGCGATACATTTATTACTATTCGTAGTAAAGATTTAACTAATTTAAATGCTGAAGGTAGTAGTGGTAGATTTGTACTTTTTGAAAATATTATAGCAGATGAACATGAAGTATTAAGTATATCTTGTGTATCTGCTATTATCCCTAATAGTTTTTTAAATATATCTGCTCATAATAAGAATAATAAATTAAGATTTGCAGAAGCAGGTGGTGGAGGTGAAAAAACTATTACCATAGTAGATGGAAGTTATGATATATTAGAATTAGGGTCACATATATCTGGATTAATGGGTGATGCTTCAACAGCAGGATTAACTTATACTTTTACTTATAATGAGATTACAAATCAAGTCACAATTAAAAGTAGTGACCCTACAAATAATACAGCATTTAATTTTTTAGGAACTGATACTTGTAGAAGGTGTTTAGGATTTACACAAGGAGAATTTACTATAAATGATAGTGATGGTATAACTAGTGATAGAACAGTAGATATAACTGATGGTCGTAATAGTATATTTATTAGATTGCCGAGTTGTAGTAATAATAAAATAATTGAAAGTAGTAGTGGTAAATATTCTAATATAGTTAGTCAAGTGCCTATTACATTATCAAGAAATACATTTTTTACTTATGAACCTACAAAAGCATTTGAATGTGAATTAACACAAAAACAAATAAATTATATAGATGTTAAAATTACTTTTCAAAATGAATTAGAAAATGTTAATTTTGTTAATGGTGACTGGGAAATTAATTTAGTTGTGTCTTTTAGAAAAATACCATTTAGTGAAAGGCAAAAACATAAACATACTTTACAAAAAGCAATATTAGATAAAGTATCAGAATTTCATAAAAATATTATGGATAATCAAATTAAACAAAATAATTTAAATGATTTTTTCAAAAAAATATGTTGAATAATATTATAAATGAGTAAATTAACTCCAGAAGAGTTAAGAATATTAAGATTATTTCGTAGTGAAATTCAATACGCACCTACAAGAGATACACTAATGAAATATCATAAATATAAATATGATCCATTCTCTCAATATACACAAGCAAAAAAAAAAGATAATGAAAGAAAAGAAAAAAAAGATGATGGTTATGAAGTATTAGGACACGGATATAAAGGTTTTATGATGGCACACTTATTAAAACCATCTCATAGTGGATTAACAATTGAAGAATTAGAAAGGGCACAATTAGCAAGAGCAAGTAGAGAAGTATATGAAAGAGGAATAGGAGCAGCAGAGCAATACTTATCACAAAAAAATAATCCTTTTAAAGTAGACACAGAACTTTCTAATAATGAAGCATTAGTAGTTATTAATAAAGAAGGAAAACCTGAAATGGCATTTAGAGGAACAGATAAAGCAAATTTACAAGATTTAAAAACTGATGCTGCTATATTATTCGGTAAAGAAACTGAAACAGAACAATTCAAAGAAGCAGATGATTTAATACAAAGGGTAAATGAAAAGTATGGAATGATGCCTGAACATTATAGTGGTTTTTCATTAGGTGGTGCAAAAAGTCTACATTTCGGACAAAAATATAATACTCCTACAACTAATTTTAATCCTTTTATGGGTAAAAATTTAACAAAAAATATTCAAAATACAAGTGCTTTACAAAAAGTAGTTAGAACTGTAAATGACCCAGCATCCATAGGATTAGCATTAAGTGATGAAGCAACACATCCGTCATGGAGAGTAAAAAGTGTTTTACCTTTAAAGAAAAATACATTAAATCCTATTGCTACACATCATTTAGATAATTTAACTAATGATGATAATCTTGAAAGAACACAAGAAAATATGCTGGATTATCAAGTTAAAAGTATGAATGCTGGAATGAGATTAGCAGAATATCAAGATTTAGATACAGCAATAAAAGCAGTAGAAGCAGGTAAAACATATGCTCAATGGATGTATGAAGACCAGACAAGTGTAAATGATACTTATTTAAAAGGGGATGGTTCTTATGGATTAAAAGGACCTCGACATATACCAAAGTCAAGAGGGATGAGAGCGTGGCACGATGCTGGAGGTGAATTTACAGAAGAAGAAGCAGTCCATATTAATCAATTAATGAAAGGTATTATACCAGAAGATAAATCAAAAGTAAAAGTAAAATTAGGTGAAGTAGGTGAAGGTGAAGCACAAGTGACAGTCCCTATTGAAGCAGTAGGAGATATACCTCCACCACCTACAAATGTGCCTCCTGTTGAACCTATGGCAGAAAGACAACCTATAAGATATGATATACAAAAAAGACAAAGAGAATTAAGTGAACAATTAGCACAACCTGCTTATAAAGGTAGTCCTTTAAGAACTGATACAGTTATGCGAATGATGCTCGCAACAGGAGGTCCTTCTCCTATTGATAAAGAGGGATATGTTCTCGACAAATGGGGTAATAGAAAATTTATAAAACCAGAAAAAAGAGCAGAATATAATAAAGCAAGAGATTTATGGAGAGAAGCAAGCGGTATAACCAAAAAATTTAAAGAAGAAATTAAATTTCAAAAAAGTGTTTTCGGTTCTGATAAAGAAACACGAATACCTCGAATACCAGAACCACCAGTAGAAGTGCCTGAAGAACCTACTATGAGTGAAGAAGAATTAGAAACAAGAAATAATCAAATAGGTGATGCTATTGAAAAAAATCATAATAATCAAGAAAAAGAACCTGATTTAGGATTAACAGAAGCAGAAAGAAATGCTTTTCTTATGGAGGATGTAGAAGATAGAGCAGCAACATTAGATCAGGTAAAAGAAGAATTTAAATATCACGATGAAAGAGCAGCAGATTTAGGAAGAGGAATGGAAGCATCAGGAGTAGGAAGTCAATTTATGAATGCTGTACACCCTACTAATTTAGGAGTTGGACTTTTAGCAGGTGCTGCCACAGATAAAATAAGTAAATATAGTGGAATAGATAAAATGCCTATGGTGCCACGAGATGCTGTTAAAGGGGGGATTTCTGGTGCTTTAACAGAAAAATTTGCATCTGGATTAACTGGAAGAGCAATGACAGGTAAAGGATTAGCATTAAATATAGGGGCAGGAGCAGCAGCATATGTAGTAGGAGATGTGACTGATTTAGGTGTAGAATATGGATTAAAAAAGGCAGGTGCTAATAAAGATACACAAGAAAGTTTAGGAGATATTTT